AGTCGCAATCAATGTTACAGTACACCACTTGGAACCATGTATGATGAGATTTCTTGGTGACGATATCTGTGTAGTTAGAGTTATTGGCTGTATGTTTAAAGATATTAGAGGAACATTAGCTGATTTACCTTCATTTATGGTTTCTTTGAGAGGTTATATAAATAACGTAGAGGTAAATGTGTTGGATGAAACATTACCAATTACTGTCATGCACAATTTGACAAACTATGTTGTTAAGCGACCTTTAAAATATGATCTGAAGGAGCATTATAAAGGATTATGTGGTTGTCCCTTGGTATTAACCATTAATAAGCAAACTGTGTTTGCTGGTTTACATACTGCAGGAACAGATAGTACTATCGTTTATGCTACAAGAGTTAGTAAAAAACAAGTATTAGAAGCTATTAAAAACATAAGAGAGAATTCTTTGTTAGCTCCTGTATTTTCAGAAGGTGCATTACGTTTAGTACCAGGTACTTCTATAGGAAAAATTAGTACTAAAAGCCCTTTGTTATTTGAGGACGTTAGAGGATTGAATGTAGCAGGATCTATTGTTCCTTACAAAAATGTAACACCTCGTACTACTATTATACCAAGTCCTCTTTTGGGACATATTAAAGATCTTATAGGTGAGAATCCATATTTACCTAATGGTGAATTAAAATATTTACCACCCATGATGAGATCTAAACGTATAAATGGTAACTTCATTTCACCAAGTAATATTTGGATGAAAAAAGTAGGCGTTGTTAAAATGCCTCTTCATGTAGAGATAATGGAGAAAACTGTTTATCATTTGACTACTCATCTTATAGATAGATTGAGGCAAAAAGGTATTACACATTTAACACCTTATCCACTATCTGTAGCTCAGAATGGATATCCTGAGAATATACATATTCGTGCTATGAAAAACAGTACTTCTGGTGGATTTTTACTACCAGGTAAAAAGAGTAAATATAATACTCCTATATCTTACGATTTTAAAAGTGATTCTGTTGAACCTAAATTTGAGATCGTAGAACAAGTCTTAGAGACCTATGCGTCATATTATAAAAATGAGAATGCTCATACTATTGTTGGTGCACAAATGAAAGATGAACCTAGACCATATGATAAAGTCAAAAGTGGTAAAACTAGAATATTTGCAATGTCATCATATGATTCAACTCTTGTTCAAAGATCAATTTTAATGCCATTTTATGCTTTAATGTGTTCTGAAAGGGACTCATTTTGTACTAAAGTAGGTATTAACATGCATTCGTCAGAAGCCGATGAAATGTATCATAAACTAAAAGAATTTTCACCCTATATAATGGAAGGAGATTATGGTGGATATGATACTAGTATGCCTGTAGGAATTGGTTTGATTACTAATAGTGTGGTGACTCAAATTCTTAAGAAATTAGGTTATAATGAAAGTGCTCTTAATAAAGCAGAAGGTATACTTAGTGATAATTTATTTCCAACCGTTTGTATGGAAGGAAATGTTTTTATTGCACCAGGATTTCAACCTTCAGGTAAGTATGCTACAGCGGAGGACAATTCTCTTCGAGGATTAGTTCTTTTGTATTATGCATTCATTTGTATGTGTACGCCTGATGGCATAGATCATCCTGCTAATTATACAACAGATTTCAAAGCGAGAGATTTCTTTGATTTATTGCTTCCTATAACATATGGAGACGATATGTTGTGTGGAGTTAAACCTGTTTTAGCAAGATATTTTAATAATATTACATATTGTTATTTTGTTGAAACAGTCTATAAGATGGAGTTTACTTCATCTGATAAGACTGAACAGCAACATGCTTTCATAGATATAGATTCTATTTCTTTTTTAAAAAGGAGATTTGTACATAATAAAATGTTAG